CATTAGGTCCTTCCGGTGCGAAACCTGTAATAAAGATATTTGTCCCAATTTTATCTGCAGGACGCAAGGACAAATCAACTTCATTGATTTCCACACCTGGACTTTGTATAGTTCTCCGTGCCATATTCATATTTATGCATTTTTAGATAAGAAATTCTAAAATACATTTTTTATATAAATATATCAGACTTGGAGAAGTTTAACTGTAAATTGACTGTAAGCTAAGGTAAAAGAAGATTCAATTTCACCGGGATCTCTGTAAGAATAATTAATGCCTCCTAATTTTGTAGGAAAACCCTTAGTAAAATCAAATTGAGCAACTTTCTTATTATATTCATCTAATGCATAAATGGTAAAATTAGCCATATAAAGATCTTCTACAACAGTACCGTCTTTATAATCTTTATCTGCATTAAAATACCCTGCATAATCATCTTGCATTTTATCTAACCATTTGTATATAAACCAATAATTACTAAATCTATTATCAATAGTAAAATTTACTTCAATTGGCGGGTATGTTGGTCTATTATGACTTGTTACATGTAAGTTTTGACCTGAATATCTAACCTCTACCTCAGGAACACTTACTTCTGGTATGATGCTACCGTAAATCGAAAACTGAACTGCATCGGGATTAACGAATTTATTTTCTCTTACGGTTTTTGACACGTCATCTTTTAATACTTTTGGTGTCGGTACTACCAACACAAATTTATCCTTTCTTTCCTTATTAAAAGGTGACTGTGTATAATTTGTTGCCATTTAATATATTTAAACTAACCAAGAGTTAGAGGCGGGTGTATAAGATTTTTGTGTTTGAAAGTCATGTACACCAACCCACCCGTTCTGTTTCATCCAAGATAACTCAGAATTATCATCTAAACCCATTTTTTCGTTAAAAACTATTGTATCTAACTCCTCTTCCTCGTTATCTTCACCCCAACCGAACAATTTTTTATTAATTGAACCACCGTAATCGTAGTCATATCGTTTTAGTTCAGCAGGTCTACCATTATTATCATAACGTAAAACTTCAAAATAACGTTGAATTACATCATTATCTAATATTAATAGGGCCCAACCTAGTGACATAACTCGGTCATCCATCATATCAATGCCTGGTTTAGCAGCCCACTTACCATTAGGGTACTTAATAAAGTTTTTTATCTCAATTAGTGTTTCTAATTCACGAATATTAACAGATTGTAACTCATTTATAAAGTATCTCATGTTCATAACGCAGCGATACTTGGTATTTGTGTGAGAAATTACACCTAACCTATTGTTTTTTGCCTTTCCTTGACCAGCTTCAAACGAAACTATATTGCCATAACGGCAAGTATGATATAAATGATCAACTACTTGAGCACCACAACTATTTCTTTCAATTAATGCAGGAGGGCTACCCCATTGTAATAATATTTCGTGTAATTTACTAGTAAAATTAAAAGGATTTATTGTATTACTCCAATATGTTGCTACTTGCTCAATATTACTAAGATCTTTTATATCTAATATTTGTACCACACTAGCATTTTGATGAACACCTTCAGCAATATCAACCCCTGCTACGTATAATCCGTTATCGTCTGGTTGTCTCCAAATTTTATAATTGTTTTCATCCATGACGATTTTAGGTTTTTGACAATTAACTTTAAGTGATTCAAATAACTCTTCATTAATAGCCATTTCACCAGATGAAATAAACTGACAGTTAAACTCTTGATTGAAAGCTTCTTCACTACCGATAGTTCGCATAGTTTCGAATTTCCATTGTTCATCTCTCCCAGGTACTTCGTCCCATAAAATTTTATCATAACCCCAACCGTTCTTATGTTCAATAGCACCATTCCAAATTTTATAGAATAGGTTATCAGTACCGTTAGCGGTGGAAGCGATAAAGATTTTAGACTTTTTCGAAGATGAAATTACTGGAAAAACAGATTTCCAAAACTGATCCACCAAGTGAGGTTCAATAAATGCTAACTCGTCTAGTACTAATACGTTAATAGATTGGCCACGAGCAGCTGTTCCTGTTGTGGTACTAATACCAATTGAAGTACCATTGGTTAACTTCATTGATTCTTTACCATATTCGGTAACACCGGGCTTTAACCAGTTAGGTAACTCTTCATACGCCATTCGAATACGTGAAAATATTTCTTTTGCTGTGCCTTCTTTGTTTGCAACAATAAGAATACGTTGATCACTATTAAAACATGCATGCCATAATGTGTAAATCGTCATCATGGTTGTTTTACCAATCTGTCTAGAGGCAAGTAATATAAAAAAACGATTGTCTCTCATGCCTCTTAACGCTCTTTTTTGACAGGAATGAAGACCTATCTTTTCACGACCACGATCTAAGTTAACAATAAAGAAGAAATTTTCAGCGAAGTAAAGAAGGTTTTGTTTTGCCTTCTTTAGCTCCCTAATCATTGATGGTGTCCACTCAAACTGAGTATTCTCCGTAGGTAAGTTTGGATTACCCAAATAAAAATCACGGGTAGCTTTCATATATATAATATTTAACTTAAAAGATTATGAAATAAATGATTTTATGATAAACCACAAATATAAATGTATTTTTATACATATTCAACGCACAGGTGGTACAAATATTGAACTCACTATACAAGGTGACGATCAATGGAATAAATTTTCTCCAACTAAACATATTTTAGCTTCTACTGCAAAAGAAATTTATGCTGATTATTGGAATGATTATTTTAAATTTAGTTTTGTAAGAAATCCTTGGGATAGAATATATTCAATGGCTAAATTGAAATGGAATGATATGTTTATTAGTAATAATAAAATTAACGTTGATAATTATGTACATTTTATAAACAAAATGAAATACGAATTACCACCATTTTCAGAAAGTATTGGTAGATTACACACATACAATAATAATTATAAAGAAAATTCTGTTTATTGTAACATTTTAAATGAAGAGTTAGACTTTATAGGTAAGTTTGAAAATTTAAAACAAGATTTTCAAATAGTTTGTAAAAATATAGGGCTCAAAAGTGATCTTATCATTGATGAGTATAAAAAAGTTGATCCAAGATTTGAAAATTACACCATGGTTTATGATGAAAGATCAGTTAAACAAATAGAACAGTTATATAAAAATGATTTAACCCAGTTTAATTATACTTTTTAAGTTTTTTATAAATATAATCATGAATCGTAAAAGAGATTTAGAAAATATTGGTTTAATTTATGAAGGTTATGCCGGTATTAATCCTGAAAATATAGGAGTATCAACCTCATCCGGTGCTCAAAAGAAAGCAGTAAAAGGTCTTTTAAGAAGAGGTTATGAAATCCATGACGAATATACTCGAAAAGCAGGTGGTAGTGAAATAGTACTTGTTAAAGGTGAAAATTTAATAAAAAATTTAGGCGATTCTGAAGAAATAGTCGGTGTAGACGCTCAAGGTAATATAAATGGCCAACCTTATCAGTCATACTTATCTGATATAGAAGAAGACGAACAATCAAGTGCATATGGACAAGAATTAGCTGATGAGGCAGAAGATCAAAACCCTTTACAAAACTACGAAGATGAAGAAAATATTCAAGAATGGGTAGCTCCTCTTGTAGCTGCTGGTGGTGCAGCTGCTCGTATGGCAGCTCCTGTTGCGAAAATGGGTGCTCAATTGGTAGGAAAAGGAGCCCAAGCAGCTGCTAATGTTGCTAAGCCGTTAGTACAGAAAGCTGCTAATGTTGCTAAACCTATTGCACAAAAAGCAGCTGGTATGGTTCAACAAGGAGTGCAAAAAGTCGGTAATGTAGCTCAACAAGGTATGCAAAAAGCTGGTCAAGCTGCTCAAAGAGGTATTCAGTCTGGAGCAGCTCAAGCCACTAAAGCAATGATGCAAGACCCTACAATGCTAATGCAACTTGCAGCTCAAGAACAGCAACAGCAACCTGCTATGCAACAACCTGTAATGCAACAACAGCAACCTGCTATGCAACAACCTGCTATGCAACAGCAACCAGTTTATCAATCTAATGAAGAGGAAAATATTGAAGGAAAAGAAGTTTCTTTTACAAATGCACCTTCATTAGACGATATAAAAGCAGGTCATGGGGTCAAAACATATAAAGGCAAGGTACTTAAAGATTTAGGTAATACGGTTTTAATCGATTTAGGTAATAGTTATGCTGAAATATCTAAAGATGAGTTAGATATTGGTGATGAAGATGCAGAAGATCTTGGTCCTAACCAACAACCCGAGGATTGGGGTGATGAAGCAATGGGAGATGAACAACCTGGTGAAACATCTGCAAGATTTTCACAAGATACCCCTGATGATCCTGCTTCTGGTGGTGGTCGTGATATAGATAACCCGGATGAAGAAGAATATGACGACCCATATTATAATAGAGAAGAAGATTTAAGAAGTAGAGGTATTGACCCTGATGCTGAAGACCCGGATGCCGATGAAAAAGGCAAAGAAGAACGAAATCATGAGAACGAAGAAGTAAAAAAAGAGTCTTTTAATTCACATGGTGATAGAGATATGTCGTTATTAGCAGAAAAATACTTAAATATTAAACGTTATGAATAGAAAAAGAGATCTTATTCAAATTGAAGAAGCATACGCTGCAGTAGCAGGTAACCCACCCGGTAAAGCAGCTGCTAAACAACAACTTAAGCCAGGAAAAGCTAAAGATAAAACTTATGCTTCAATGTCTAAAGGTGTAAAAAACATTCCCGTTGGTAATGATGCAAGTACTCAAGGGTTTGTTCATAAGAATTCAGGACCAGCTGGTGCTGATAACTTTATAAGTACTGAGTTAGATCCTGAAAACAGTTCCATTAGTGATGAGAATGCTTTTGATGTAAAACAGATGTCTGACGAAGGTGCAGATACATATTTCAAAGCTGAAAACAAGAAAATTGCAAAAGAGAATATAAATAATAGTATGGCAAAGAATAAGTCTATTTTTGATCGTTTATACGAGGAAGTGATGGATGACGAACAGTTCGACGCAGTTGAACTCGGCATTGGTGATGACGAGGGCGGCGATGATATCGAAGCTGGTGATGAAGTCACGATTACACTTGACAGAGATTTAGCTGAAAAACTTCATGAAGTTCTTATGGGAGTCCTTGGTGGTGAAGAAGGCGGCGACGATGAAGCCGATATGGAGCCGGAAGGTGATCTTGGAGATGAGGATGAACAAGCCGGATTTGAAGAGATGGAAGAAGACGAAGATGAAGAAGCTGATGAAGACGAAATGGAAGATGAAGATGAAGAAAACTTCAATTATTTCGGCGAAGAAATCGAAGCAGAAGATTTAGGTCACCCTCTTGTTAACCAGAAGAAAGGTAATGCAGAAAGACCTTCTGGTAAGAACAATGTCGTTAAGTCTGCCCACACCTCTAATGTAGGTAGCAAAGGCGGCGACGGTAAAGTTACTGACAAAGTTGGTGATGACGGTGATGAAGGTACACCTCTTACAGGTATGAAGAAAGGTAACCCAACCTCACCTAAAGGTTCCGCTAATGTTGTAAAGAGCAAGATTAAAGGCGGTAATCAAGAGTTTTTCCAACGTAATGGTTAAACGAACAAAATAGAATAGTTCAAAAATGCCTGCCAAGCGCTTGGTAGGCATTTTTTTTGCTTAAATATTATTGTGCAGTTTTATAACGATACATTAAGTCCAAAATTTTATATCAAGGATAAAATGATTCCTGCATTACGCAAGAAATTACTTGATATAACTAAAGACTTTTTAGGGGACGTTAGTATTAAATTACCTAAAATTGACGATATACAGTTAACAGGTAGTTTAGCTAATTATAATTACACACCTAAAAGTGATTTAGATGTACATGTATTGTTAGATTTTAAAAAAATTGACGAAGATACTGATTTAGTCAAGGCAGCTTTAGACGGTATACGTTTTATCTGGAATACAAAACATGATATAAAAATAAAAGGTCATGATGTTGAGTTATATTTTCAAGATACAAAAGAACCTCACGTATCAACAGGACTATATTCATTAAAGTCTGGTGATTGGGTGAAAAAACCAAAATATAACCCACCAACCATTAATGATGATGATGTAAGAAAGAAATTTGAAGATTTTAAATTTGTAATCGATAAATTAGAAGAGCTTACTAAAAAAATTTCTGACCCTGATAAGTCAAAAGCTCTTTACGATTACGGTAGAAGGGTATTTCAAAAAATTAAAAAGATGAGACAAGAAGGTCTCAAAGGTGTGGGGGAATTTTCAGTTGGTAATCTTACTTTTAAGTACTTAAGAAACACAGAATATATCGACAAACTTCATACCCTTATAAATCAAAACTATGATGATATTTATAATGAGTCATTTTTTAATTCTAATAAAGTAAATCATAGACAACAACATGCAGTAGTTAGAGACCCTGGTACGAGAAAGCATGCCACTACTGTACCAGAATATTTAAAAGTATCTGAACTACCAAATTGCTTTAAAGTAATGCAAAAACCTTCCGGACCTAAATTCGTGTACATTAGCCCGCAAGATGCATACAAATTATCAAAACATTTCGGTGTTAGAGATTTAAGACGTCCAAAAGGTTTAAAGAAATCTGGTGTTGCTATTGGGGTAAAACCTAACGGTAGGTATTACCTTATGAGAACTAATAAGAATAAAAGGAGTTACTTAAGATAATGTCTATTGCATGGTATACAGGTACTAATCAGGTCATGCCAGGGTTTTTACCTGGTGTTGCAACACCTAATAGTAGTGGTTCTATCTATCCAAAGCCAAAAGATTGTAATCCTTGTTTTAGATTCACCGACAAAAATAATACTGAGTGTGAAAGATTAGTTATTAGTAACTGGTGGTTTGAACAAATATGTTTATATGGCCAGAGAGTCACTTATTGGCAAAATCCTTACAACACTTTATCAGCTGATGGTATACCTGAAGCAGGACCCGGTAACATTTACGGTGAAGAACCTACTAAAGTGTTTACTAACCCACAACAAATTATTATATTACTTGAACTTCAAGAAAATGCAGTCATATTACAAAAGTATGGTTTTGATTCTGATGACGAATTTACAGGGTACATACACATAAGTGCATTTTATCAAACGTTTGGCTACTTGCAAGAGCCTAAAGCAGGTGATATACTAGAGTTAACTGAGTTTGGTGATGATAGACCCATACCAAGAACGGGTAAAAAGTTTGAAATTACCGAACGACTTGATGAAGATGTTGCGAGAATAAACCCATTAATGGGTCATTATGTGTGGCAAATAAAAGCTAAACGTTATGACTATAGTTTTGAACCCGGTCTTAGTGCTGAGGGTGGTAGTGATCAAGTTTACGACGATAAATTTTCTGGAGTGTTGGCTGATGGTATGCAAGATAGATCAGCTCCTAAATCTTATGACGGTGATCTTGAAGAATTATCTAAAGCAATTTTTGATTACTCTGGATTTGATTATGATAATGTTTATGGTGGTTACGGTAACACGCAAGCACCTGAGTCCGGTCCGTTTGGACCCTAACTTTTGAGATTTTTATAAAAGTTTTCGTAATTCGGTAACTGTTCGCCTCTCATTTCAGCAATAAAATTATCTGCATCGTTACAAGAGGCGAAAGTTTCTACAACTACATCTCCTTTTGAAGATTTAAATGTGTATTCCACTTTATCTTCAACTTTCTTAATATATACAACAGTATAAACAGTACCGGGTTGAAACTTTGGATTAAGTGTAGGTTGGCTTAAGTTTGGATCTTGTCCAAACCTAGTAGGTCCTCCAATTTTAGGCCTATTAACCAACCCACCCGGTGTCTGAAAACTTGTATTAAGAATGTAATGCATTGTCTCTGTAAATAAATTCCTTAACTGATCTTGGTTCGTGTTCTACATCACCCATTTTATAATTAATTAGGGTACTTTGGTACATTTCTGAAATATAATTTTTGAATGCAAGAGGTTTAATCCATGAATCGTTTTTATTAATATCAATACCTAGCTTTTCTGCTTTAGTTGCAACATAATTTACTGCTTCGAAAAGACACAACCAGCGTGAAATTTCTTCGTCGGACATTTGGTTAATTGTTTTTTTGTTCAATGAATTTTCCATACCCTTCAATTATAGAGGCAATCCTTTTTACGTCAAAGTTAAAATTACTTAGCTTGGTATTTTTTAAAGCACTTTCAATCACTTGCATGTTTAGTTTAATAATGTTGCTGTTTGACGAAATGTTGTTTGAGTTTTGTTCCAGCACATCATCTAAAACTACTTTAATTAAATTTTCTAAAATTTTATCCTTATTCTTTTCATCTAATGTAGCTTTTGCTGCCATTATTCCTTTTTGATACGACATGTAGTAGGGTGTATCAAAATATCTCTCTTGAGGTTTTTCTTCAGCAACCGGAGCTATAGCTTTGTTTGGTTGTTCATTAAATTCAATTGTCATAATCTTTACCTTCGACGAAATTAAAATTCTTAAACGGGTCTTCTTCCACAGGCGTTGTTGCTAAAAATGTTTTTGCTCCAATGTATACTTTAATACTTTTATTGCATTCAGGGCACTTGTAAGTATTTTCTTCATTTAATACAATAGGTACGAGTACTTTATGATTACAATTTTCATCTGGGCACGTACAATTAAGCCCTTGCTTGGAAAACTCCTTTATTCTTTCATTTTGTATTAGTTCAAACTCTATCTCAGCCCTTTGTGTCTTCCAATTGTTAAAAAGATTCCAAATTAATATTTGAGCAATAAAGGATAAGCCAAAAACCGGCAAGAAAGATACATTTAGTAGGAACAAACACCCTGCAATAAATGCACTAACTGTAGAAAGAATTAGTATCGATTTAAAAATCGTCACAAATATATTTTATGCAGATATCTAATTAAATCAAGCTTCTGTTTTACTACTTTGAAAAGGTTTACGTTGAACAATTACGTCAAGATTTTCTGTCATGTTGTTCAATATCTTCTTAATCTTTTCACAACGTTCAATAAACTTATCCAAATGTTTTGATGCGTCTTCACTCTCTGTTACAAGGGGGTTGTCTTTAGTTTTTCTCGCTTTGGATTCAATATTATCAGCAGCAAGGAATAATGCACCCATATCTTCAACGATATGCGTCATAGGGTAAGGGAGCTCTAACGGAGCTTTATTTGCATCATTTCTACCACTAGCTTGTAATAAATCACCTA